TCATTAGTGTTGTTGTTTGTCATATAAGTAGTATCGTCTATGGTCGTGACACGTTAGGTCACGTTATCGGACAATTCCAGAAAGTTTATCCAATTCTTTTCGCTTCTCCTGCTCGGAGATTGTCAACTCAGCGACCAACTCGATAAGTTGCTCTTTGGTCATATGGGCAACTGCCAGTTTGATTTCTTCTTTGGTCAACATTGTTTTACCTTTGGTTAGTGTTGTTGTTTGATATGAGTATGATAACGTATGGTCGTGACACGTTAGGTCAATTCTGACGATCAATCGCAAGAATATTTTCCGTTCATTGTCACCATGTCGGCGGTCACGTTGTCCATGCTTTCGCGGCGAACCTCAACGCGACCCTCTCGCATTGCAGCTTGGAACTGCTCCAAAGTCATGCCCTCGGTTTCTTTGGCGGTCAAAAATTTCTTAGTCATGTTTTTAATCCTTAAAGAGTTGTTGTTTGTTATGTCCTAAGTATATCATATATATCGTCATTTGTCAACCCCTCTCTACACCTAAAATGGAATTTTCTAGGAAATAATTTTAATCGTCGTAAGTTGTTGCTGTGTAAGGACTTACGTCAATCGGGGCCGCCCTGCCTCACCTAAGTCGTTGTGTGGTAAGGACTTACGTCAATTGAGCGCATTGTATAGTGAGCAGGCTAATATCATGCCAATTGTTACCAATCCGATAACAATTGCAAGATAAGCATAAAATTCTAAAATCACAATTTCACTCGCAGGAAAAGCGACCATTCATTGTCACACTGTCCCAAGTGGGTTCAGCGAGAACGTCTCGCGGATTGCCGCAGAACAAAACCGTTCCGCCTTGAAGCTCAACGTTCTTGGCGAACACGTCCGCAGCGGCTTGAGTGCGGAAAGTACGGAAAGCCCATTCGCCGTTTTTGTTGTTGAATTCTACGTTAAACATGTTATTACCTTTTGTAGTAGTGTTGTTGTTATGTCTTCTATTATACAGATATCGGCAAGTTTGTCAAGCCCTATCCAGTCTAATTTGAAAAGAATTAGAGAATATCTGTCGATACCCAAACGAATCCCTTTTCGTCCATCTGCCAAACGAACGCTTGAGCGTCACGCTTGTCGCAGATTGTCCAGCTTGTTTTCTGAGTGTCGGGATTGATGAAGTTCATTTGAATCATGTTGTTTACCTTAGTTAGTGTTGTGTTTGTTATGTCTCCCATTATACATACTTATCGGCATTTGTCAATAGGTGTGTGCAGTTATTTTGAAACTTTTTAGGAAATAATACTAGTTGACGTAACTCGTTGCTACGTAAGGACTTACGTTATAAGAGGCAGGGTACGCAATAATAACTTGTAAACTTTAAGTACTGCGACTTGTCAAAAAAGGCTGGGTGGTTGAATTGCGATCATGCATCGCGAAGCTGTGTACTATCTAAACCTATTACATACATATATATAGGTAATCTATGTTGATTCTATTAGAACCTTTTTTCGTTTTTGTTATTATATATCCAAGCTCATTAATCTCAATGTATTGTTTCAACTCGTCAATATGTGATTCAGTAAGTTCCGTTACATGCATTATTTCTTCTCCGTTTTAACATCGCGACACAAGACGCATTTATATTTATTTTTCCCTATCATCAGAAACACCTTCGTCCCGCAGTGCTTGCACACGTTTGAGTCGTAAACTACTTTCGGTGACGATTTTTTGTTTTTCTTTGTCATCGCATTTGCTCCATATACGTATTTCACGAATAGTCCTGCCACATCCGTGACAAACGCCGTCTATAGCTCCACAGTGTCTCGTACAGGGTGATTGTATCATATTTTTATATCTCTACAGTTGATATCTGAAGCCTGTAGGTCGCCGTGTATATCAAATAGCTCCTGATCAACCCACCAATCCTCGACCGCACCGTGTCCATCAAGCATTACGTTTTTAACCAAGAGGTTGTATCCCATGTTGTACAAGGCTTCTCTCCATCTTTCGCACTCTTCTTTAAAGTTATTTGCGCTATCTGTAGCTAAATAAAGGTTGTGTTCAATTGTCATAAACTTGAATTTGTATTTATCAAAATTGAAATCGTTAAAAACCTTGTCTTGAGCCGCATCTACATCCATCGAAATATAATCTATAGTATCTGGACAATTATATTTTTCAAGTATATCGTTAATATTTTCTTCAATTAAATCTGCTCTCACCAGATTGCAATCCCTGAACTCTTTACTGGAATCAACCCAATACTGCTCTAGGTCTATACAAATACCGTTCCATTTACGCTCCTTTTCTAAAAAGAGTGTGTCGCTATGAAATCCGCGAGGTCTTCTGCTTGTCTCAAAGTTAGTACCAGCACCAATATCGAGAAAATAACCACTGTCTTTGTTGAGCAGGTAATTCGCTGCTTCATCTTGTCGTATCTGACTGTAAAACATAATAATCCTTGTTTGAGTATATCTAAACCCCTAGCTTTTATCCTACCAAGCAAGTCCCGGCAGGATATGAAATACTAATTAGTGAGCCACAAACCAGACGCTTGCTTGAGGGTGTGGGTGAGAGCTATCAACTCACAACTTTATAATTTTTACAAAGTTTTCTATTACTAGAACCGCTCGTCTGCCAAATGTATCAGGTACGGGTAATACCTGAGTCCAACTCCTAACAATCTTATTAAATTTTTTATCTGCTTTCGCGTCCAAGCGCCACGGACAGGACAAGTGTTTTACGTGACTGCGTTATAAAAAATCATCAATTCTTAGTATTCCGACATAATTCGTCGTACTATAGTACTCTCGCAAGCTATTTTTATCAAATTTTTATCTAGAAATAAATAAAATTAGACTTTTTATCTTTAAAAGTGTATAATAGATTGACATAACTAACCAAAGGAAGTGAGAAATGAAAAAAACATCTAAAAAAATAGAATCGACAGTTAGCTGCAAGGCCACAGCCTCTCTTCAGGCAGAGGTTGTTGATGAATTGTACGCACAGGACGGAAACTTAGAAGAATTATTGGAAAAGGCTAAAAATGACAATAAATGTGGGAAAGATGCGTGTCAGTGCAGCGGAAAAGACAAAAGAGATTGACTCTCTTCTTCTTTTAGGCTGTGAAAACTGCAAAGTTTACAAATCTGACAACCCAGATGTAGATCTAAGAAATCTATACGAGCCAGAAAAAAATATTTTTTATAAAATCGCCGTAACCAAGAATGAATTATCAAATTCTTATGAAGAATACGGCGTAGGTGAGATAGTAATAACAAAAGAACAGTTTTTTCTAAAAAGAAAGAACATACTTAAAATAGTAAATATTCACCATACCTTTGGTGCTACAGAGTCAAGTTCTAGATTTGTATCAGAGATCGACCTACCTGAAGACCACTCCATACTGGTATTCTCTTATTTACCTGAAGACTACAGATCTTTATTATCTTTAGATCATTCTGTTATATGTTCCGAAGATGAGTTCTCGGCAAATCCTGTACAACTGGAAGAGAACACACTTCTAGGTAGACTAAACAATCGTTTACAGTCTATAGATCAAAACGAACTATGGTCTATACTTCTCAAGGGGTATGATGGCAAGGATTTACAAAAGTTTTTGCAGAAGTTTACGGAGGTAGACAATGAAGATACCCTCTAATATGTCAGAAGATTCAGTAATGAAAGTCATGAATAAGGTAATAGATAAGACTGCTGGTAAATATACCTTTTATGGATACTCAATTGATGACATAAAACAAGAATCCTACATTATATGTATTGAAGCCCTTGAACGATATGATGAGAAACGCCCGTTAGAGAACTTCCTCAGTTCTAATCTATCTAATCGACTGAAGAACTTTATCAGGGACAATTACTTCATTTCTACCACGGACTCTGAACGAGTAAAAGTCATACAACCGGCACAGTTAGATTATGAAGAGAAATTGATAGACTCTTTTGAAAAATACTCAGTACGTGATGAGGACGTTGACTCTAGTTATTTATTAGAAAATATAGACAGACTTCTTCCAGCCTCCATGAGAATGGATTATCTCAAAATACTAGACAATGTATACGTTAACAAAAATAGAAAAACAGAGATAAACGAAAAGATACTAGAGATAATGCAGGAGATAGGCTATGAAGAAAGGTAGGATCTCTAAAGAAGAAGAGGGAATTATCGAGCAAAGCATAGGCACAATGTCTTATGAAGAGATAGCTGTAAAGCTTGATAGAGACCCTAAGAGCGTTCAAGACTTCATCAAGCGTAAGTTCAAGGTTGGTGCATCCAAAGAAGAGAAAGCGGCTTTTGAGCTTGACCAGAGACCTTACTGGATAGAAGTAAAGCAGCAATTCACAGAAGAAGAACTAAAGCTTTTTAGATATCACTGGGCTAGAATTATTTCTCAGTTTCGTGATGACGTTATACCTACAGAAGAACTACAGGTTGTTGACCTTATCAAGCTAGAGTTACTCATGAATAGGTCACTCAAACAAAACAAAGACAACATAGAACAGATATCGGCTTTAGAGGCTCTTGTTCAAGCGGAGAGGGCGCGTGATCCAGATCAGCAAGATGTAGACATGGTTTTTAATATGGAGCGTCAGGCGGCTTCTCTGAAGGCTTCTCAGGAATCTCTAAACAAAGACTATCGTGAATTGCAAACAAAGAAAAACTCCATGCTCAAAGAAATGAAAGCAACCAGAGAGCAAAGGGTAAAAAGATTAGAAGATAGTAAACAGAGCCTTGTTGGTTGGATAGCTTATCTTATGGGTAATCCAGACGTAACAAGTCAGTACGGAATAGAAATGGAAAAGATGCGACTAGCAATGAAGAAAGAGCAAGAGAGACTTGCGGGCTTTCACAAGTATACAGACGGACAAGTTGACCAACCTTTTTTAAACTCGGATACAATTAAGGACTAAAATGAAGACAGCTATAATATTTGGTGTAACAGGACAAGACGGCAGCCACTTGGCGGATTTGCTACTGGAAAAAAACTATCAAGTTACAGGTGTAACAAGAAGGACTAGCACAGATAACACGACACGTATTTCGCATATACTTAATAACGAAAATTTCAAGCTAGCTAGCGGCGACATCACAGATGCCTCCAGTGTTTTAAATATACTTAAAAATCACGGAGAAGTAGATGAAGTCTACAATCTAGCTGCGCAATCTCATGTTGCTGTTTCTTTTAATCAACCGGGACTAACTTGGGACATAACAGGCAAAGGCTGCTTGAATATTTTACAAAGTTTGGTCGATCTACAAATGATAGGTGCTAGATTTTATCAAGCAAGCAGTAGCGAGATGTTTGGAAAAAACTACGATATTGAAGTGGGGATGACCTCAGAAAGTAAATACCAAAATGAAGAAACTAAATTCTTGCCACAAAGTCCATATGCTATAGCAAAGTGCGCTGCTCATTACATGACTAGATTGTATAGAGAAGGTTATGGACTACACGCAAGTGCCGGAATACTATTTAACCACGAAGGACCACGTAGGGGTGAAAATTTTGTAACAAGAAAGATAACAAAATGGGTTGGTGAATTTAAAAGATGGGCGAAAAATATAGGTGCTGTAACTCCAAATTTTGATCAAGATAATATTATAGTAGGAGAAGACACTTTCCCAAAACTGAGATTAGGAAATCTTGACGCATATCGAGATTGGGGATATGCAGGAGATTACTGCGAAGCGATGTGGATGATGCTTCAGCAAGACTGCCCAGAAGATTATGTTATTTGCACAGGTGAAACACATACAATTAGAGAATTTTTAGACTTGGCTTTTCGTGAGGTCGGTATTCAAGAATGGTCTGACTACGTAGTGCAAGATCCAGAATTTTATAGACCAGCGGAAGTTGATTACCTGAGAGGTGACTCAAGTAAAGCAAATAAAAAGTTGGGGTGGACTCCTAGGCATAGTTTCAAAGAACTTGTAAAAATGATGGTAAAGCATGATCTAGAATGAAGATATATAAAGTTCACATGGTGTTAACTCTTGTTATGGCTAGATTAAAAAAATATACATTAGAAGATTACAACAGTTCAACGCCAATTATTTTTGTCGAAGCAAAAGATCCCGACGACGCTTGCTACAAGGCGATGCACAAACTAGCTTCTAAGATATTAAAAACAGACCATTCAATAGAAACTTTGAATTTTGTAAAAGATATATTTCATGACATAAGAATAATAAAGATTGAAGTGCCATGAGAAGAAACTATGACGATCCCGTTTACAAAGACTGGAGGCTTAAAGTATACAAAAGAGATAACTTTACATGCCAGATGCCGGGATGTAAATGTAAAAAGAGATTAAACGCGCACCATATACAGAAATGGGCAAGTGCCTCTATGTTGAGATATGATATTGATAATGGCATAACACTATGCAAGAACTGTCACGACAAAGTAACGGGACATGAACAGCATTATCAACGATTATTTCAAGATATAGTGAGAAAGAATAATGGCTAAATACAAAACTGCTCCGGGATACACAGTTGTAAGAGATACAAGAGAGCAGCAGGGATATTTCTTTAAAAAATTCAATACCTGTCAAGGCACTGTACAGAGAAAACTAGATACAGGCGATTATTCTATTCTAGGAATGGAAGACAAGGTTTGCATAGAAAGAAAAGCTAGTGTTTCAGAGATAGCGCTTAATTTAGGAAAAGGTAAGTACGCTTTTTATAATGAAGTAGAAAGAATGAGAGACTATGAACACAAGTTTATAGTTTGCGAGTTTTCTATGGAAGATGTGATGAGATTTCCAGAAGGGGCAAAAATACCAAAGGAGCTTAAAGGTAAAGTAAAAATAACCGGTAAATATATTCTAAGATGTTTAATGGAGTTTGCGGTATTCAATGATGTTCATGTTGTATTCGCTGGTAGCGAAAGAGGAGCATTTGATTTAATTAGCAGTTTATTAAAAAGAATAAATGAAAAATACACGATAGGGCGCAAGTCATGACAACAAATAGAGATAGTGTCGGTGAAATCCACGCTTACAATCTAGATGTAAAAAACAGAGAAATATATATAAATGAGTTTGATGACTCAGGAGAGTCTGCCGGTGTAGATCACAGAATGCTCCAAAACTTTATTAAAAATATAAACATATTAAAAAATCTTAGCAAAGAGCCAATCACAATACATATGCAGACAGTTGGCGGCTGTTGGTATTCTGGTATGGGTATATATGATGCTATAAAAAGCTGTAGGTGTAAGACTACTTTCATTGGATATGGTCAACTATGCTCTATGGGTACAGTAATAATTCAAGCGGCGACCAAACGTTTAATTACTGATAACTCTGCGTTTATGGTTCACTGGGGTAGTAGCGAGATAAGTGGATATTACCTTAGTTCTCAAAACCTCGCTGACTTTGAAAAGTACGCTGCACAGCAAATGATAGACATATATTCAGAAAGATGCCAAAAGGGAGAATACTTTAAAGAGCGTCAAAATAATTTATCGAAAACTAAATCATACATAAAAAGAAAATTAGGAAACGGCGACTGGTACATGACAGCAGATGAGGCTGTTTACTATGGGTTTGTCGATGGAATTTATAAATGAACAAACTTAAAAAAATAGATGAAGCTTGGCTAAAAATAGATGTAGACGAAAAAGATCTATTTAATCCTACATCAATGCTGAATCCTTCAGATGATGATTTTCATCTTAAACTAACTTGGCTTATGACTAGACCAGAGTACTTCTCTTTTCTAGTAAAGCAAATATTTAATATACAACTTCTACCATCTCAAGCGCTTATCTTGTACGAGCTATGGAACCGAAAGTTTCCTATGCTTATAGCAAGTCGTGGTTTTGGTAAATCTTTTATGCTATCTCTATATTGTATGCTGAGAGCGCTTATACTTCCGGGCAGAAAGGTCGTAGTCGTAGGTGCTGCGTTTAGACAATCCAAGGTTCTTTTTGAGTACATGGAAACCATTTGGAACAATTCTCCGATTCTAAGGGATATATGCGATGGAAACTCTGGACCCCGTAGAGATGTTGATCGTTGCGTCATGCGTATTAACGATTCAAGGGTTACTTGCCTACCTCTTGGTGACGGACAAAAAATTAGAGGTCAAAGAGCTAACGATATTATTAGTGATGAATTTGCTTCCATACCTCGCGATATCTTTGAAACGGTTGTTGCAGGTTTTGCTGCCGTAAGTTCAGACCCTATTGAGAATGTTAAGCGACTTGCCGCAGAAAAGAAAGCTAAAGAGCTAGGCATAAATATCGAAGAAAAAGATGAAAACAAACTAGAAGATAAAGATAATCAAATTATATTGTCAGGTACTGCGTATTATGACTTTAATCATTTTGCCACATACTGGAAAAGATGGAAGTCTATAATAAAAAGCAAAGGCGAGGAGACAAAATTAAGAGAAGTGTTTGGTGGAGAGGATGTTCCAGATAATTTTGACTGGACAGAGTACTCTATAATGAGAATACCTTATGAATTATTGCCAGAAGGCTTTATGGATGCGTCACAGGTCGCTAGATCGAAAGCGACTGTCCATGCTGGTATTTATCAAATGGAATTTGGCGCAGTCTTTACGCGCGACTCAGAGGGCTTTTTTAAGAGATCCTTGATAGAGTCATGTGTAGTGGACGACAAAGAACCCTCAAAAGATTCTAAGGGTAATGATATCGTCTTTGAAGCAAAGCTTATGGGAGACCCAAATAAGAAATATGTGTTTGGTGTTGACCCTGCGTCTGAGGTTGATAACTTTAGTATAATTGTACTAGAGCTAAATGAAGATCATAGACGTATAGTACACTGCTGGACTACCAATAGGTCTGAACACAAAGAAAAAGTAAAAAGAGGATATTCTACAGAGACTGACTTCTACTCTTATTGTGCTAGAAAAATACGAGATCTTATGAAACTGTTCCCTTGCGTCCATATTGCTATGGATGCTCAGGGCGGTGGCATTGCGGTTATGGAATCTTTACACGACAAAGACAAGATACAGGATGGAGAAGTGGAAATCTGGCCTGTAATTGACGATGACAAACCTAAAGACACAGATGACCAACGTGGATTACACATATTAGAAATGTGTCAGTTTGCTAAGTACGATTGGTTAGCAGAAGCAAATCACGGACTAAGAAAAGATCTAGAGGATAAAGTTATTCTATTCCCTAGATTTGACTCAGTTACAGTTGGTATATCAAACATAGAAGACGGCATGAAAGGCCGCATGTATGATACTCTGGAAGAATGTGTAATGGATATTGAAGAATTAAAAGATGAGCTATCAATGATACAGATGACTCAAACGGCAAGTGGTAGAGACAGGTGGGATACTCCAGAAGTCGTCGTCGCCGCAGGAAAGAAAAGTAAAATGAGAAAAGATAGGTACTCCTCCTTGATTATGGCGAACATGGCGGCGAGGAGAATAGCTAGAACACCAACACCTGAGCAATATCAATTTTTTGGAGGCTTTGCTTCTAATCTACCTTCGGACTCTAAGGAAAAAGGAGAGAAAAATATGTTCAGCGGTCCAAATTGGTTTACAGAGAATATGCGAGATATTTATTAATTTGTGTATAATAAGATAACAATTGAAATGCAATCCAATTACCTATAAAGGGCCACAATGAAAAAAGAAAATTCTATGATAACTTGGAACGATTCTGACGCTTCAAGCAAAGCGGTTGCGTTTCAACAGTTTTCAGAAGCTGGGGATAGCTACGCCGGTGTAACAAAAGCTAATCATTATAGAGATTTTAAAGACATTGAGCCAAATAGGTCAGTTAGACCCGGATTTAGAACATCTGATTACCATGCGTTCAGACCAGATGAGCGAGTCCCGTACAAGCAAAAACGCGCAATCAAGATGTGCATGGATGCATACGAGAAGGTTGGCATAATTAGAAATGTTATTGACCTAATGGGCGACTTTGGTTGTCAAGGTATCAATATAGTACATGAGAATAAAAGCGTAGAAAAGTTCTACCAACAATGGTTTAAAAAGTGTAGCGGAAAAGAGAGGTCTGAAAGATTTCTTAATTTGTTGTATAGATCAGGACAAGTACCTGTGTACAGAAGCTATGCAAATCTAACTCCAGAAGTTGTTAAGTATGTAAAATCAATCGGTCAAGACATAACTGTAGAAGTTCCTAATTTTGAAAGGAATCAAATACCTTGGAGGTATAATTTCTTTAATCCAGTTTCTCTTGAGGTTAAAGATAGTAACATTAATCTTTTCTTAGGAAGAAAAAATTTCCAAATATCACCGTCAAGCTTTTTAGATAATTTTAAAGATGGCTCTATTCCTGCTCACATGCTAGACACTTTACCTGTAGACATAAAAGAAAAAATCCAGAATGGAGAGAGAAAAATAACACTAGATCCAGAAAGACTTTCTATGTTTTATTACAAGAAGGACGACTGGTCTAACTGGGCAAACCCTTTGATTTACGCAATTCTTGATGACGTAATAATGCTAGAGAAGATGAGACTCGCTGACTTATCTGCGTTAGATGGCGCAATCTCAAATATCAGACTATGGACTTTAGGTAATCTAGACCATAAAATCCTACCAAACAAGGCTGCTATTAATAAACTTAGAGATATCCTTGCTAGTAATGTTGGTGGAGGCACAATGGAACTAGTCTGGGGTCCAGAGCTTTCTTACACTGAGTCAAATAGTCAGGTGTACAAGTTTTTAGGTTCAGAAAAATACAACTCTGTTCTTAATAGTATTTACGCTGGCTTAGGAGTTCCTCCTACGCTTACAGGTATGGCTGGCAACGGTGGCGGTTTTACAAATAATTTTATATCGCTCAAAACACTTGTTGAAAGATTGCAATACGGTAGAGATCAATTAACTGCTTTCTGGGAAAAAGAGTGTGAAATTGTCAGAAAAGCTATGGGCTTTAGAAAGTCTCCACATATTACTTACGATCAAATGAGCTTGTCTGACGAGTCCTCTGAGAAAAATCTTTTAATCCAACTGGCTGATAGAGATATTATATCACATGAGACAGTTCTTGAAAGATTCAAAGAAGTCCCATCTGTAGAGAAAATGAGGCTTAGAAGAGAAGACAAAGCTAGAGACTCAGAAACCTTACCAGAAAAAGCAGGTCCATTTCATCCTCCACCAAAGCCTCAAGACATGAAAGAAGAAGCAAATCTAAATCAAGTAGAAAAGACTAACGATTCTGACCCATCTCCGGGAAGACCTTTGTTTTCTAAAGATGAAGAACCTAGAAAGAAAAGGGTTGAAAAACCAAAGTCAAAGCCGGGGGTAGCAGAACTGATCACTTGGGTTAATGATTCTTTTGACAAGATATCAGAAATAACAACGGCTGCATATCTAGGTGTTCTAAACAAGAAGAACATGAGAGGTCTAGCTAAATCTCAATCCGAAGAACTAGAGCAGCTAAAATTACACGTACTGTCTAACATAGAGCCTCTATCTGAAGTAACTACCTCTAAAATACAAAAAGTGATTGGCTCCACTAAAAAGATGCCCAAAGACTTCTCAAATTCTATGGAAAAATCAAATATTAATCTATCAAATCTTAACACAGAAAATTTTAGAAGGCAAGCTATTTCTTGCTATATCCAGTATGTTTTAGACAATTAATGCTGTTTTTTTAAAAAATAATTTTTTTTGTGTATATTAATTGTAGAGGTGATACATGACAATAAAAATATTCCAAAACGAAATAAATGACGGCATTGGCGAACTCATAAAGAGTACGGCTAGTGTTGCATACTGCGCTGAAGCAACGGTCCAGAAGGAGATTCCTGAAGAGATTGTTGTAAAAGCAGTCGCTGAAAACAAAGACCAAGTTGATCTATACTATCTAGAATCAGTTTTAGTGTCTTGCGGTTGGAACAAAAACGACGACGTGTTTATGCCAGAGGCGACTTGGGCGGCACGTAACACCCCAGAAGATAAACAATTCAACTTTATGCACAATGAAAACGATATCATTGGGCATATCACTGGTAGTTATGTTTTAGGTAAAGATGGCAAAGCTGTTTCTGATGATCAGGAAATGCCAGAAGACTTCGATATAATTACTCAGGCAGTTCTTTATAATAGCTGGACAGACAGTGAGAATAAAGAGCGAATGGACAAAATTATTGCGGAGATAGAAGAGGGTAAGTGGTACGTCTCTATGGAGTGCCTTTTTGCTGGGTTTGATTACGCCCTATCTAGTGATAATGGCTCTAGAAAAGTTTTAGCAAGAGATGAAGAATCTTCATTCTTGACAAAACATCTAAGAGCTTACGGTGGTACAGGTGAGTACCAAGGTTATAAAGTTGGTAGGGCATTAAGAAACATTGCCTTTTCAGGCAAAGGTCTTGTTTCCAAACCAGCCAATCCAAGAAGTGTAATTTTAAAAAGTGTAGCTTTTAATTTAGATGACGACTCTCAATTCGATATAGGAGAATTTAATATGTCAGATAATTTACTTGAAAAGCAATTGGCAGACGTTCGTGAAGAACTTGTTTCTGCTAAAGCTGAAAATGAGGCTATCAAAGCTAAAATTGAAGAAGCAAAAGACAAAGAGTTTGCTTCTAAAGTAGAAGCTTTTGAGGCTACTGTGGAAGAAAAAGATGCAAGCATTGCAGAACTTGAAGAGAATATCAAAAGTTCACAAGCTCGTATCGCTGAGTTGGAAGATACTCTTGCTAAGTCGCAAGAAGAACTTACTGTCGCCATGAAAGAGATGGACGACATGAAGAAGAAAGAAAAAGCCAAGAAGAGAGTTGCTGCTCTCGTAGAGGCTGGTTTCGACCAAGAAAAAGCAGAAGAAACACTTGCTGCTTTTGAAAGTGTAAATGATGATTCTTTCGATGTTATCCTTGCAGCAATGACTGAAAAGTTGAAAAACACAAAGAAAATGAAAAAAGAAGATGAAGCTGAAGCAGCAATGCCTCCAGCACTCAAGGAAGCACTAGAAAAGAAGAAAGAGAAAGAAGCTAAAGCTGACGAAGAAGCTGAAGCTGAAGTAACTCCAGAACTTCTTGAAGACGTGGAAACTTCTGAGGCAACTCTCGTAGATGCTACTCCAGATGTTGACGAAGTAGAAACTACAAGAGCTAGTATTTCTGACTGGCTTTCCAATAACGTACTCTCAACTAAGTAATCATAATAGGAGATTTAATTATGGCTCTCAAAGCAGATAGATACGAAGAATCAACAGATATTAGCTTCTTTTATAACGAAGGTACTGCTACTCGCGGTGGAGTCGTTGTACTTGATGCTGTTAATGCTTCTGGTGCAGCAATGGATCAAGGCGCTAACAAAGTTAAGTATGCAGCAGCTAGTGCTACAGATGTTCCTGTTGGAATTCTTCTTAATGATGTTGTAAACAAAGACCTTACCAGAACTCATCTTAACCAGTATAAAGATGAAGTTCAAAAAGGCGGTAAAGTCACCGTTCTTACTCGCGGCTGGGTTGTTACTAACAACATAACTGGTAGTCCAGTTCCCGGAAATGTTGCTTATGCATCAGAAACACTTGGAGAAATTTCAACTGTAGCAGCAACAGCGACAGCTTCTGGAAACTTGGCGATTGGTCGTTTTATGTCTGGTAAAGACGCAGACGGTTATGCTAAAGTCTATGTCAACCTTCCAAACCACGGCGCTTAATCAATTAACAAGGAGATAAATACAATGTCATATACAGAAAGACCAAGCGAAGAATTTATTTCAGTACTTCGCAAATGTGGCGACTCCGATATGGAAGTCGCACTCGCAGCACAGAGAGAGTTTGCCAAGGCTTTGGAACTTCCTTTGCGTAAAGGCGTTCTCGTTGGAAATATTCTTGGTAATATTTTCGAGCAGATTAATGTAGAGCCGGGCGGAAGCACTGAGTATCCTCTCGACTTGCTTTCTCCGGGACTTGAGGGTGAGCATGTTGCTTACACTAATCCGGGTCACGGTCGCGTCCCTGAGCGCGCAGTCGAAAGCGATTACGTCATGATTCCAACATACAGCATCGCAAGTAGCATTGATTTCTTGCTACGTTATGCTCGCGAAGCTCGTTGGGACATTACTGCTCGCGCTATGCAAGTTTTGGAAGCTGGTTTCGTTAAGAAGATGAACGACGACGGATGGCACACATTGTTGGCCGCTGGTGTTGATCGTAACATCTTGGTTTATGATGGTGATGCAACTGCTGGTATGTTCTCCAAGAGACTTGTTAGCTTGATGCAAACCGTTATGCGCCGTAACGCTGGTGGTAACACTGGTAGCGGTGATCGTGGTCGTTTGACCGACCTTTACGTTTCTCCTGAAGCACTTGAAGATGTACGCAACTGGGGCTTTGATCAGGTTTCTGACGCAACCAGAACTGCTATCTACAATGCTGGTGGAGATGGCGCTCCTATCACCAACATCTTTGGTGTAAATCTTCACGATCTTGACGAACTTGGCGAAGGTCAAGAATATCAGGCTTTCTTTGAGGATGGTCTTGGAGGCTCTGTACAAGGTAGTGACTCCGAGCTTGTTGTTGGTCTTGATCAAGGAGCTAACGATAGCTTCGTGATGCCAATGAAGCAGCAAGTTTCTATTCACGAAGATCCAACTCTCCACCGTCAACAAAGAGTTGGCTGGTACGGTTTTGCTGAACTTGGATTCGGCGTTCTTGATAACCGTAGAGTTATTCTCGGAAGCTTCTAATCTAATATTTATATTATATAGATTATCTGAAAAGGTGGTTCAATTGAGCCACCTTTCTTTTTATGCTCATTCCGTTTAAAATGTGTATAATAGACTGTATATTTGAAATTAGGAAACTTTTTTAGGAGTCTTAAAATGGCACATATGTCAGATTATCTAGAGTCTGGTCTACTTCACCATGTTTTTAGGGGTGATACCTTTGCCAAACCTACTGGTATGGCTATAGCGCTAACTAGTGGTGTCCCTGTAGAGTCTGGCGATGCCCTAAACTTAACAACTGGCGGTTTTTTAATGGAACTTCCTAGTGGAGATCCATCGCTAGGAGATACTGGTTACAGAAGAGTAGAGTTAGGTCCACCCGCAGATAGCGGTAATGTTACTTGGAAATTCTATGAAGATGATTTTAACGCTGGTAGCGGTGTTATAAAAAATTGTAATCCAATATACTTTGGTACAGCTTTAACAGAGTGGGGCTGGGTATCAGGTATTGCGCTTTGCGAAGACAAAGAGTGGGGTTCTGGAAAATTAATTATGCAATCCCAGTTGGACAACCCAAGATATGTATTTAAAGGAGATTCTCTGAAGTTTGATGCAGAAAAACTAAGAATACAATTTAAGTAAGGTGTAAAAATATGACATCCCTATCTAGGTTAGAGTTTAATTCTTTCATAGAATCGACTCTGCCAGACAATTCGTCTAGGCAAATATCAGCATCAGATTTAAGACAGAGCTTCTTTAATCTAGCAGACTCTATAGAAAATTTTAACGCTACTATAAATATAAACTCGTTAAACTTTGGAACAGAGTCTCTAAGAACTACTTTTGCGGGAGAAGATTCTTTTGCAAGAAAAGGTAGCGTAGGTTTTGCAACTGAAGATAATTCAGCTTATGGGTATGCTTCTTTACAGTTAACTTATACGGGACTGAGAAATACCGCCATAGGTTCTTATGCTCTTTCCTGCGCTTCTCTTGGAAGCGACAATGTAGCTGTTGGTGTAAACGCACTAGGTGGATTAACCGTTGGGTCTGGGAATGTTTCTGTAGGTAATTATTCTTTACTAAAAAAGAAAAGCGGCAATTTTAATATAGCTATTGGTCATGGTGCTGGTTATGTCAGTCATGCTGATAGTCATTTCAAATTTAATTTAGGGGTTTACCCAGAAGCAAGTGGGGATTGTGAAACCACCCATACTTTTGATAAGTCACCATTACTTCACGGTGATCTAAGCAGTTTGCAGCTTGCTATAGCCGCTTCTGGATTTAGGGGAGATGAAAAATTATCTGTTTCTGGAAATATAATTCCTTATGAGTCTGGTGTAGGGTTTAGCTTAGGTTCTGGTGAATATAGATGGGATGCTTACGTACAAGATCTTTATGTTAGCGGTAATATTACAACCCAGAACCCAGTCTATTCACTCTCTTTATCCGATGGTTTCTCTGCACCTGAAGTAATAGCTAGTAACGAAACGGTATTTATTAGTGGTATTAGCGGAATAAAAACTGATTATGACACATCCTCTAATCTAATGAGAGTGTCTGCTCATCCAATTAGTGGATATCTTCTACAAGAATTAAATCTACTTTCCGGTCTTGCGCCAGCTTTTGGTGAAGATGATGGTCTTATATGGAATGTTAGCGGTTGGGCAAAACAATATGCTGATGGCGTTGGAGTTTCCGCTGGAGCGTATACTCACTGGAGAGTTCAAGATGAATCTTCTGTGGGCGAGAACATAACAAACCCATCCACATCTGAGAATACTGTTACATTTGCTGGCGTTAGCGGTAACTTTACAAACTACAGAAGTGACACTAACACACTAGAAATCTCAGCAAAACCTATTTCTGGAATCCTTCACGGTATTATTGGTCAAAGCGGCGCTCTGGTTAGTGGCTGGGCTTCTGATACAATAATTAATACTGGTAATTTGCTTGATGGTAGGATCACAAATACTGGAGAGGCGGTAAGCGGTTGGGCTAACCACACAATAAAACATTATGCCAACATTAGCGGTGTGGCCGTTAGTGGCTGGACTAAAAGTGTCAGCGGTTACTTTGAAGATAATTTTGTAAAAAATGCTCCGGGAGGATCTTATACCAAGTGGACTATTTCTGATGGAACGACAACAGACGATATAATAAATCTTGACACTGTTTCGTTTGGCGGTCTTTCTGGAGTAGAAACAAATTTCAGAAAAGACACAAACACTTTAGAAATATCTTCAAGGCCGCTATCTGGTGTTCTTCAGGAACAAATAACTGACATAACAAAAGAAAACGGCATAATAGATTCAAAGCTTACTTCTTATGTTACTAATACTACATTAACAGACTTTAACAATAGCATCTTTGGTGGAGGAGATGTATTACCAGAAAATAGCCTGAGTGGTACACTCCATGCGACTATAGATAATTCTGGAAATTATTTACTAAACCTTATTCACTCTAGCGGCAACGCAATTAGTGGTTGGGCTGACTATAATATAAACTATGAGAACTATACTGAAGGCGCATTAGGTCGGGTTAGTGGATATGCTGAAGATTATACAGATCATATATTTAATAATCTAAATGATCAATCAAATCCAGACGGACTATACAACCACTGGAAACTAAAAGACGGTGCGGGTAATACCAGAGAAGTAAAAAGATTTAAGTCTGTTAAGTTCACAGGAGATAAAGGTCTTCAAGCTAATATATCTGATATAGATGGTAACTTTGGACTTCAAGTATCCGCCGAAGGCATCTCAGGATGGGCTGATTCTACGATATACAACTCCGGTGTCCTTGTTAGCGGCGCACTACATAGAATTATTGACTCTAGTGGCGATGCTTTAAGACACAAGGTGGATGCTAGCGGCAACGCTCTTAAAAATACAATTGACGCTAGCGGAACTGCAATATCTGGATGGGCTAACTATAATTTCTTCGACGAAGATGGTTATGTTGGCTTAGTTAGCGGCTGGGCGACACAGACTTTTAGCCCTATTGTTCCCGGAGGTTCATATACCCACTGGACTATCTCTGACGGAACAAATACTGATCAAATTCAACAAGGTGATCCAAATGTTATATTCGGTGGTATCAGTGGGATAGAGACTAATTACAGGGGTGACACAGATACTCTTGAAATTTCAGCACGGCCTGTTTCTGGTATGCTTCAGCATCGAATTGATGCTTCTGGCTCTGCTATTAGCGGTTACTACAACTACCATTTATTCTCTACTGACAGTCAAGCTGCACTACAGCAAGCTAAAAACAGTTTACTTGATAATGTAATATTAAATGGTTATCTCGATAGAAAAGAGCTTTACCAAAGTGGCGTTTTCTTTGATACACGCGCTAGTGGTAATATTGCTTTTCATGACCAGAGAGCTAGCGGCCTTATTGCCACTAATGACTCAAGAGCCAGCGGGCTTATAGATCTTGTAAGTGGTATCCTAACAATAACTCCCGGTAGTGGTTTAACAAAAGTTTTCGATGGTGGTGATACCCTTTTCCACACAGACGGTAGTGGTAATTTTGAGAAGATAATACTAAGAAAAACGGGTGCTAGCTTATTAGATCCTGTTGGTCAATTGGTTTCTACTACTGAGGGTGGAAGAAACAATGTTATTAACGCTAGTGGATACTTACAAGTACCTGCCGTTCAAGAACATTACGATCTTCCAGATCCTCATACCGTTGGTGATAGTGGCGTTTATTTTGCAGATAGTCATATCTATCAGTCAAACGGAGCTTCTTGGTCTAATCCTCCTGTGATAGAAGGATTTATGGCTGAAGACTTAGATCCACCTACAGATTACCTTAACGAAACCAGCGGAAAGATTGTAACAAGGGTAGTTAATAATGGTGTATTACAGGCTGGTCCAGAAGCTTACGTGATAAATAGAGATCACACATTTGCTGCAAGCGGTGGGTATTTCTTAATGGCTATGAGAGTTAACAATGAATACAGGCCAGTGTGGAGTACTTGCTCTGGCTGTCCAGATTGTCCATAGGAGAATAATATGGGTAGGGGTGCAGGTTGCTGCAATTTTAAATACTCTGTAAACTGCACTGCACCTCCGTGTCCGAGTGGAAGTTGTTGCTACGTAGATACAACACAAAGTATTTCCACAGACAGTCTTTCTATAGAAGCGAATTTAGATCGTTTTAAATGTGAAGATGGAGTGACTGAAAACTGCTGTCTATCAAAATCATCGTCTTTTTTTAACAAAGATGCTGAGTGTGGAAGTGTTAATGCCTGTGGCGATAACCAATCTGTAGCTATACCTACTATTGTTAATACTGATCGCGCTTTCGCTTTACTAAAACATGACGGGACGGTTGTTTCTTGGGGTTTTGGGTCGCAAGGCGGTGATATGCCATTTGTGGTTGATTTTTACATCAATACACTCAAGTACGTGAAAATCAAAGAGCTTTATAGTAATTCACTTGCTTTTGTGGCTGTAGATGAAGATGGAAACGCTATCACTTGGGGACAAGTTGACCAACCCCACTTTAGCATCACTAAAAGCGTTATATCCGGTAGCTTTGGCGCCCTTTTTGGCGTTCCTAACGTAAAAAAAATAATACCTAGTCGTGGCGCTTTTGTCGCTATAACAAAAGATAATAAAGTACGAGTCTGGGGCGAACCTTCGTATGGAGGTGGAAATAATGGTAGACCACTTTCCAACGATTCCCTATCTGCATTTGGGTTTTCTCACACACATTCGCCCTTTGTGCCGTTCCCTGAAACAGAGGTCTCAAATATAGTTGAAGTAGTTGCTACCGATAGAAACTTTGCGGCTTTAGGTGCAGATAGTAAGGTATACATATTTGGCGCTGGCGACGATAACACCAATAATCTTGCCGGTGCGACCACAGAGGGTCTCGATGATTCTAATCTACTTTTTCCTAGACTTTATGATTTTCGTGATGTAACCAAAAACGGTAAAGTTGAATTGGGAGATCTATCACATGCATCATCAGTTATTCAAAACTCAAGCTCTTACCTGTCCGATTACGATCTAAACAAGGATGGAGCCAACAACAACGACGACCTAACCCAAATCAGTGATTTTTTAGCACATGAAAGTCCCAAATACGATTCAGGTTTTTCAAATGTAAAAAGAATATACTCTAACACGGAATCTTTTGCTTTTCTTAAACACGACGGAACTGTTGATGTTTTTGAATCCCGTAAGCGACCTATAAGTTCTAGCTTTGGTACAAACAATACGGGAGGCACTATAGGATTAACAACTCGCTCAAATCTAACAAATATAAAAGAAATATACAATACAGATGAAGCTTTTTTAGCTGTTAGAGAAGATGGAAAAATGGTAATATGGGGCAATATAGAAACTACGGAGAATACAGATTCAGATTTTTACGATCAAATTCATAAAGTTTATCCAACCAAACATGCTTTTGGTATAACTTATTTCCATACCGAACCTATTTTTAGCAGAACTAAAGTAACATATCGGTTCCGAACGCTTGGCTCTTTCGTTCCCGGTCGTGAAAATTTAATGGAGCAGGTTCATCCTAATTATGGCGCAGGGAAATTGAGTAATCCAAATCAAGAAAGTATTTTTGAAGAACGTATGGTAACGGGATCTTTGCTTCCTAATCTTGCTGACCACTTTACTAGTCTTAAAACAGACTTTTATACTAGCGGTTATGCTATTCATCACAATAGTCGTAATGGATTTATGATTTTGATGGGAGCTAGCCCATATCCCAATAGTTATCATTATTCCCATACAATCCGAATTGACAGCAATTTTGGAAACTATAAATCCGATATTCATAAATTGATTAGGAATCCAGCCCCTTTAGATAAAATCAGAATGAAGGGAGCTAAAAACTATGTTTTTACAGATAGGGCTACAGCTTGGTTGGTGACCGGTGACGAAGGTGGACAACGGAGTGGTCGTCTCAGGGAAGATCTCTTTACAGTTCCTGACTATGTTATTAGCATAGGTAATCACCACTACGGAGGTCTTGGAAGCTCGTATCTTAGTGATGTCGAAGCAACACACCGCTTCGATAGTACCGGAAGACTCCAAGGCAAGCAAAGTATCATTGGAAACAGAGGGTCGTGGATTGGACTTTTTAGTAACACGCGAGCATTCTGCGGAATTAGATTCATACTTAATAATCCTGAAACTTCTGAAAAAATCCCGATTGAAGAACCTCCAGATGGGGGTCTTTGGCCTGTCTCCCAGCAGCGTGATGTTAGCTATGAAGTAGTAGTATGGGGAGACGAAAATAGCGGAGGATTTCAATCAGCGAATCGTCGTGTCAGGGATTTTGCAAACATTTTTGCAAACACAAAAGATATGAGATTTACATATGCAGGATGTCATCCAAACTACTGTGATCAGGATATTAAATGAAAAAATTATCAATAGGAATAGCGCATCACAATGATTTTAGCGGTGCGTGGTTTACAATTCAGGACATAAGAAAAGAATTAATATTTAACGGAAGGAAAGATTTATTAAAAAAGATAGAGTTTGTAATTGTTGAGAACGACGCCGAATCAGAACACGCTGATTCATTGAAAGATTTTTGTATCAAGAATCTAGCAAAAGATAAATCTCTTTCGTATAATATATGCAGGACAGAAGGAACGGCGGTATCCAGAAATACGATTATTGAAAATGCAAACGGCGATTTTGTTTTAGTGCTAGATTGTCATGTATTGCTTTGCCCAACGTTAGAAACTATAGACAAATTAATAAACTTTATAGAAAGCAATCCAGATGATGATAATATTTACTGTGGCCCTCTTGTTGGCGATGACGGTGAATCTATTTACACCCACTTTACAGACGAGTGGTCAGGAACAAATTTTGGAAAATGGTCGTTAGCTTTTCAGTGTGAGTGTGAAGATTATTATTTTGAAATTACTAAAAACGAAGAAATAAAGGACTTGGTTACAGGGGAGATTCAAGAAAACTGCCCTAAATGCGGCTTTAAATACTCACATGGCAGTAGATGTAAACCATGTGGACATGTAGAAACACCTCCTTTTGAGATTGGGTCACAAGGTCTAGGTTGTTTTTTGGTTAGAAGAGAGTCTTGGCTTGGATTCAACGAACACGCCAGAGGCTTTGGTGGAGAAGAATACTACATACATGAAAAATACAGGAAAAACAACAGAAAGGCTATGTGTCTACCATTTTTGAAGTGGATTCACAGGTTTTCAAGACCTGACCGTATTCATTATAAACTTGAAGTAGAACACGTTGTAAGAAACTATATATTAGAATTTATAGAGTTAAATCTAGACTTATCTCTAATTTACAACTATTTTGTTACAGATAACAACTTTGACGAAATAGTGTATAATTCTTTTGTGAGAGAAGCAAAATATCTATATAACAGGGAATAGAAATGCCACTTATAATAGCTGACAGAGTAAAAGAAACTACCACAACTCAGGGTACAGGTACTATTACCCTTGGCGGCGTTACGTTTGGTGGATTTCAGTCATTTTCCGCCGCTATAGGTGAAGGTAACACAACTTACTATTGCATACAAAATGAAAGTAAATTTGAAATAGGTGTAGGTACTTACTCTTCAGGTACACTAAGTAGAGACACAGTATTAAAAAGCTCTGACTCTGGTTCTAAGATATCTTTGGTTGGTGTGTCAATAGTATTCTGTGTTGTTGCTTCTGAAAAACTTCTTTTTAAAGACGAGAATGGAGATCTATCATTACCTGATAATTTAAACGCAGATTACATTTCTGCTGCCAGTGGTAACTTTACTAATTCTTTGAAATCTGACAGCTTGTCTTCTACTTCCGTTTCTGCTAATGATGTTATTGTCAGTTCTTCTTTAAATTCTAGCGGATTGTTAACACTAAGAAGAGAATCTGCCGGAAATTTCTTTCATGCCTATGTTGATGACATAAATGATAGAACTATTAGTTTGTACACAGATGCTGTAACACCAACTTGGAGATTAGGATTAAAAAATTCTCCTTCTGTCGAAACAGATCCGCCTACTTATGGCTATGTCTACGCTACGGATGCTGCCTTTGGTTTAATTGGCAATTCAAACAACCAATTGACTTTATCTAATACTGCACCGTTTACAGTTAAACATCAAGGTGTTGACGTAATAACTGCGCACTATGTTACAGGTGTGCATTTACAGTCAAATAGCAGTGCTTACCCTGCACTTATCGTAAATGGCGGCGCGGCTTTGTCTGCTGATATTCAAAGGTGGGACAACAACGCAGGAACAACATTATCGGTCGTTAATAATGAAGGTAACTTTGGAGTAAGAAATAGCAATCCGTCTTATCAACTAGATGTTACTGGCACTGGTAGTTTTAGTCAAGCGGTTAGGTTTGGAGACGGAACCTTACAAACAACCGCTGGTCTTCCTCACTCTAGCGGATCACTAATAGACCAAAATACTGCCAGTTCTGGATATTTTGAGTCTAGAGTAGATTCAGCAGATACTAACATCGCTGCAAATACCGCTGACATTATTACTGTTTCAGGTATTGCCGCTAACGCCACACCCATTTTTGATGATGTATATGTTAAGGAATATATTTATCATAATGGCGATACAAACACTCACATTAAATTTACTACCGACGAAATCAAATTTGTTGCTGGCAACAGGACAATGCTTACATTGGAGGAGGCTTCTAATGATAAGGTTGTAATTAATGATGGTGGAGTAGATATCAATTTTCGGGTCGAAAGTGCAAATGAAGAAAATCTTATTTTTACAGATGGTGCAAACGATAAAGTAGGTATCGGCACATCTCAACCTCAATATCTTCTTGATGTCTCTGGGGTTGGCAGGTTTGCTGACGGAGTTAGGTTTGCTGATGACACCACCCAAACTACCGCTGGACTACCTTCTGCTAGTGGAGGTGTAATAACTTCTGTTAGTGGTTATTTTGAATCTAGGGTAGACTCGGCAGATTCTAGTATCTCAACTAACTCTTCCAGTATCACTGCGAACTCAGGATACTTTGAGTCTAGAGTTGACTCAGTAGATAGCAGTATCACTGCGAATTCAGGATACTTTGAGTCTAGAGTTGACTCAGTAGATAGCAGTATCGCTGCAAATTCAGGATACTTTGAGTCTAGAGTA